TCTTTGACAGCTAGGTTAGACAACGGCCTGAATGCGGATGGAACACTTAAACCTACCACTGAAGTTGTTAAAGCCAGAAGCTCCAAGATATACGGCAGTGATGATGTTGACGGTGACTTCGATATCGACAAGCGGATCGAGCAATCAGATCGTGAGATTTGGGATGCACGCGCACAACTCCCATCCCTAAGAGCTGGTATGGCGTGGATGGAAGACGGCAACACCAACAATTCCATGATTTCCGCTCCTAGCAACCCACTTACTTTCAGCGGTGCCGTGGTCACACTGAATGGTGGTGTTTCAGACGTTGAGGCAAACATTAACGGATACCGTCAGGTAGCTCGCGTAAATAAATCGGTTACTATCGCAGGAGCAGCCGGAAACTACTACCTCTCACTAGATAGACAATCATCTGGTGAAGTGTACTACACAGGCATCGCAGGATCCGGCACAGTCAGTACGTACATCGTAACTGGTAAGCTTGCTAAGTTCTCTGCCTCCGCTACTAACTTCGTAACCCTAGGCGTGAAGCCAGGGGACATTCTAGAAATTACAGGGCCAATTGCTAACCCAAATATCGGTCAGTACGTGGTGCATTCAACTAACGTAGAAGACGGCGTAAACCTCGCCACAAACGAAATCAGGGTTATCGGTGAGTTCACTTCGGCATCAACAGGCCTTGATTACGAAATCATTAACACGATTACACCCGCACTTAACTTCACAGGCACCGCGCACGCTAAGAAGTTTGCTAAGACCAGTGGCAAGATTTTCGTAGGTCGCTGTGTGTTTGACGGTGCCAACGTAACCTCGTTAGTTAATTACGCGTTAAAGGGAGTTTACGCAGACTTCACAAGTGTGACGTTAGGTGGAGGTGATTTTAGCTCTACCATCGCACACAACCTAGGTTTCATCCCAAGCAAGATCGAAATTTATGCTAGTCAGGCAAATGACTTCTCCCAACCACTAGAGCCACTCAGTGTTTCGGAGATGAGTACTGGTGGTGCCTCTATCACTACTGGATCTGCCTCGTTGTCGCCGGCTACTCCGCAGGCGATTACTTATGTAGCTCCTGTAATTACATACACAGCTCCTACATTAGTAAGGTCTGTTATTGTCAGGTTCACCGATACAACCATCGAGGTTAAGAACGCCACCAACGGAGTATTTTATAAAGACTTCAGTGGCGCCACTCAGACCAGTGGGTATCTTTACATAGTGGCAGAGAGGTAAACCGTGTCTGTAAGAAAGTACGTTAAGTACGCTGCACCATATCGCTCTAAGACTTTCAACGACACCCATAACAAGTTAGCGGGAGCTAACGGAGTTATAACCGGTGGTAAGGTCAGTAGTAGCGGACCTACGGTCACTATACAACCTGTCACGTTCATCCAAAACGGCGGTATTGTTGATGTGGACGCGGCACTGTCAGGCACCGTACCAGGGTCAATGACAGCGCCTTATTTTGTAGCACTCACTGTGTCTACGATGATGGAGAACTTGGCGGAAGTCATTACCCCGACTTTTGTAAAGCGCCCACAAGACGTAAGTGCTAACACGGTTCTTGTTGCAGAGTATGACGGCCTGGAGTGGAGACAGCTACCTAGGCTACAACTTAACGAGCTGAAACTTGCAGACCAGGCAAGAGACGTATCACACGGTCTTATAGGTATTGCCTCTGGCATGGAGGCTACCCCTGGTGTCTCTACCGTAGTCGTAGCCAGCGGCTCCGTTATCTCTACAGACGGTGTACTCACTACCAAGACACTCCCCACCACTTTTACTAAGGTAGCAACCGATTTTGATTCTTATGACAGAGTTGATCAGGTTGTTTTTAGAAAACCCGATGACAGTGTGGCACGCGTAGGTAACCTAGAATACATTACAGGCCCCACGTTTGATTCCACCGGGAGTACTTTATTTGGGGCGCTTAATAACATCGGAAACGGTGTTGATACTGTAAGCAAACCTAAGATCCTCAACGTAGCCGCAAGTAACGACACTCTTTATGTTTTTATACAGGGCACTGACTTAATTTTAAGGACTGCCACTGACTCTCTAGCATCATTCACTGGAGCTACTGTTGTAGCCTCTTTAGTAGACGAGTTTGATGCTGTTTTAAACCCACTAGGCAGCATTGATCTTTTTTATAGAAGAGCGATGGGTGTTTATCACAAAAGAATTACCACAGCAGGTGCAACTCTTATTGCAGAAGCTCAGGTATACATCAACTTCAACGCCCTAGCTAACCCTAGGATTGTTTCTGTTAAGCAAGACGGCGTGTTCTGGTTACACCTAGTTTGGGAGCGCGAGATATCGATTACTGAGCGTCATATAATGTACGCCAGACTATCTTATACAGCGGCCCTAGATACTACGACACAGATTCTGGTTAATCTTAGCGCCACCCTTTTAAATCCAAGTATTGCTGGGGACGACGACGACGGATTGCTATTCCTAGCCTTTGAAAACCAAGACACCGGAAGAGCTTATCTCAGAACTTACGATGTAGGTACTGCCACCGCACTTAGCTCTCCTACTCAAGTAGGTACTCCAGTAGAGCTACAGGACGACACCTATAATTTAAGCACGGCCAACATCATGCCTACTACAGGAGCACAGAATCCTGTTGTAGTCAGAGCAGCTAACAAAGAAACGTTTGTTTTCTGGAGACACTTCAAGGGTTCAGGCAATTACGGTATTGCTGTGTACAACACCAAGAACGTGGCTCGCTTCGGACATAAGGCCGTTATCAAGGATTTGTATGGAGCGCTTGAGAACATCACTAAATTTGATGTTGCTGTAGACGGCTTAAACAACGCCTATTTTTTCCTGAACACTGTTTCTCAGGGATGGAAGTCTACGCTAAGGCTCAAGGACATGGAAGTACGTGGGGCTGCTGCGCAGATCACCACTAATAACCCAGACGGTGTTCATATTATCTTCACCGCGAGAGGCGCACTTATTCACGGCTGGTCTGTAGCCGTGCCTCAGCTAAGGATTAAGAAATCTACCGCTGGTGTGGTTGAGAACATGCGTGCTCCAGTGCTACCATCATCAGATGTTAGCGTGGCTCAGTACCGCACCTCTGACGACGTAGTGTCATCAACAGACACGGCAGTTAATGAAATTCCTGCCGTAAAAAGACTGTATGAACAGTTAAATACTTACGCAGCTACAGGAACAATTACGTGGAAGATTGCTGGCACAAACAAACTGGTACTAGCTTCATCGTTGGTTTTGAGATGCCTAAACCGCACCGCGACCTACACGGTTTTGTCCAACAGCCCTTCTGGAATTACCGTAGCGCCTGATCAGGTTTGTTATGTAGAGATGCCTGATGACGATGTCTCACAAACATTAACCCTAAAGGTTAAGGATTTTGGTGACGGCAGTTTAGACAGGGACGGCAAGTTAATTTACTCGTTGTTCTGGAACATCGGTGGCGTTCTTTACACTAGGTTCGCCCCATTCAGGTTAGACTCAGACGGCGAATCCATTGATCTAGGAGACACAATCTCTAACGAGATGAAAGCCTGGTTAGGTGCCACAGACAGCTCTCCTGATCCAAGCAACCATGGCTATATTTCCACCAATGTTCTTCTTCAGTCAGACAGCTATAACCTAGCCCTAGGTAAGCTTGATCAAGCGATCGGCGGTGTTCTGAGTGATATCCCTCAAGAAGAGCAGTTTGTTGTGGGTGGCGGTGGGCAGAGTATTTTTGTTGCTCCAACACTCACATGGAATCCAGCAAACACTAGTGTAGATATTGTTGTGTATGTGAACGGTATTAAAGCTGAACAAAGCTTAACCGGAGCACTCGATAAAGACTTTAGAAAGACTGCACTAAACACTATTGAGTTCTCATCAACCATCCCAGAAAACGCAAAAGTCACCATACGTGACGAGCGTACAGGCGGCGGTGGCGGTGGCGGTGGTGTATCAGGCGGTTCAAACGTAGGCACTGGAGCCGGAACTGTTTTCAAAACAAACAACGCAGGGACGCTGGAATTTAGAAAGATTCTTGCTGGCTCAGGTATCAGCGTAATAACCTCAGGGGATGATGTTGTCATCTCTCTTACAGGCGGCGCAATCTGCAATGCCTACTTTAATAATGCTGTCGTTATCGCCTGTAAAGGTGTTAGGGTCGTTAGTTAAGCCCCCTGTTTCACTCAGATAAACCTCATCTCCAGGTAAAAATCCAAGTCCTGTCACGGCCCCAACTATGTTAGCGCCAGGCAATATTACAGTCCCGTAAGCCCCGTTAATCGTAGTAATTTTTAAAATACCACAATACTGTTGTCCTGCTACAGAGTCGCTATCAGCTTGTTTGAACGTGCCGTCGGCTTGTTTACTAACAGGTGTTCCAGGTGACAGTGTACTGCCATTGCTGTTCTGCATAGACTTCTCAAAAGCAGAAGAACCGCCACCGCCACTAGCAGAGATAGTAATAGTATTAGCAGCCTCTACAACGGTTACGTTAGTTCCAGCAACTATCTTTCTAAATCTGAGTTGAACCCCAAGCTTATCAGAAAATACAGATGACCCTGATCCGCCTAGGTTAGCTCCAGTAATGTTTTCTTTCAACACTCCTTGTGTAGTAAGCTGAACTTCGTTACCCGCATCATCAACGTAAAAACCCTCTGTAACGCCACCAACGTCTTTTGTATAAAACGCTCCCTGTCCTGCAGAGGTCGCAGGCGCAGTACCCTCTGTCAG